TTATTGGGTGACAGCAGCTTGTGGCGCAGCTTTCTGGCGAGGTTGTCTCTTAGTTTTTGCCCTCGGATGCGGCGTAACACTTTCAACATCGCCTGGCTTAGAAATAAAGCGCACAAACGTTTCATGGCTGACGAACGTTGCCCCACAATTGATATTCTGGCATTGGTTATAGCGCTCTTTTGTTTGGCTTGAATGCTCAAAGCTACTACGGGTATGCGCTGATTGATTACAAAGAGGACACTTAATCATAATTGTTCACCTTTCTTGAAAGCATTGTTCTTGGAATAACAGTCTTGAAATAACACCATCTCGTCTGGTGAACAATATATCAAAGATCTCATATCGAGATCAAGTGTTTATTTTGGGATCTTTCGCTTCTGGTTTAATTTCGACCTCATCAAGTTTAACCTCAAGATCTAATGAGGTTGTGAAACCACTGTCATTAAGGTTGTGAGTGACTTTAACGATTGTCCAGTCAGTGCCGTCGATTTCTTTTTTAAATCCCTCAATATGCACTGGCATTTCAGGATAAAGCTCAGCACGCCCTTTCGCTAAAGTAATAGAGAACTGTGCTACACCTCGCTGTAATTTTTTCCAAGCTGCTTCAGCTGCACGTCCTGCCTCTTCTTTGCTGGAATATATACGAGAAAGAGTCAGAACATTTTCACTTGAACCTTGCAAATATTGCTTGGATTTTTGTTGTTCTGTGGTTACTTGTTCATGTTCAACTACAGACTCTTGTTGTTCTTCATAAGAAAAACTTCCATCAACGCTAAAGCTCTTGTCACTTCTCTTTTCTCCTTTACGAGCGGGCTGAACATAAGAAGGTTTATGCTTTTTTGCTCCCCTTTTTGATAGATCCACCCTCCCTGATTTATGTTTAGGCTTTCCTTTCTCCTTTTCCGGGAATTTTTTGTCTTTGTTTTTAGAACCTCCTTCTTTTTTAGGTGGCTCTTTATTTGATGGCTTATTTTTTGTCGTATCCGTTTTAGTACTTTCATATTGAACTGATACTTCAACCTTGGCACTTTTGGATTCTCTCCGCTTATACTCCACCGTCTGTTTAGCCGTTGTACGTGTATCCAGCCACTGCGCTATTACTCCGGTGTAAGACTCACGATCTGATAGTGTAAATCTGTGATTATCGCCAGAATTACGGATAATTTTGACCGGAGGAATAGGCGTACCACTGCCTGTTTCATTCTCTCCTTGACGAATAAACAACAATTCGCCATTTTTGACCGATGCAATCGCCCCTTCCTGCTTCGCTACTCTAGTCAAAAAGCTTACGTCAGATTCATTAGTCTGATCGATATGCACGGTGATGTTTTTTAAAGTATCACTAACCTTAAAGTTCAGTTGATTTCTTGTCGCAACCGTACTAACTATAGTTTCTAACGTGTGTTGATGGTAAGACAACTCGCGCTTAACGTTCAGATAACCACGTAAATCAACACTGCGGGCACGTATGGTTACTCGATCAGGAGCACCAACATGTTCAATTTCATCAACAACGAATTTTCCTTTTGGGGTTAAAGGGTAGCCATGCCACCCCAATTCCAATGTCAAAATATTGCCTCTTGATGGCAGTTTGAGTTCACCATTTGCATCATCCAGTTCAATATCAAGCTGATCTGATTCCCCTCCTCTATTATCCGTCAGAGATAAAGACATTAAACGTGACTGTATTTTTCCGGTAATATCCTTATTATCGATTTCTAAGCGAAAAGCTGGTGCTCCCTCTTTGCCTGTAATCAAATCGAATTGAGGTATCCAACCTGTATTTGGTACCCACTGTTTGAAATCGATCATGAGAAGAACTCCTTAACTGTCTTTATACCGTCATCCTTCAGTTTCGAAAGCTCATCCCATGAGTTAGGCATTTTGCCTTTAATATCCGTCAGCTGTTGCTGCAAATCGCCCAACATCTCCAACAGATTGTTATCAACACGCCGTAGTGTTAGCGTAAAGCTGATTTTACGGGGCGCACCACCTGACATAAATTCCGTTTTTGTTTGATCAATGCTTTCAATAACAAACATGCCATAAATTGCGCCACTACCATCAATCAAAGACCATGCTTTGCCACTATCAGCCATCAATTTCAATGCTATTAGCGACAAGGAGCCACCTGTCAGTTCAGGATAAAGATCTCCAGATAACGTTACTGTATCGTTATCCGGACCCACAAATTGCCATGCAGGCCGTGCTCCCACACGGCTATTGAAGGCATGTCTCCAACTTTGTTTATGTTGAAAACTTTGGTATGGCGTGGTTTTCAGCATAAAAACAAATAAACCAAGTGCTGCCATCATCAGAAATCTTCTCCTCTGTCAGAAAGTGAGCTACGCATACGGGCTTGCTGCATACGTTCCCTTTGTTCCAGTTCCTGCCTGACCATTCGGGCGATATCCTGCGCGGACTGTCCCTGAGAGCCATAGACATAAATGTTATATTGCGGTGCTGCACCACTAAATTGCTGTGGCTGGCTTCGCCCCTGTTTTGCCTGAACTTCCTCATAGGCATGAGCAGGCAGACTTTGTGCATGTAACGGTGCGTCCTGCGCTGCAACAGGTAATGACATAGCGCTGATGGCAACGCCCACGGCTGCATACTTCGCCGTATCTAAACGACTAGTAACACTTGCCCCGCCACTAACAAGTTCAGGACCGCGTTCTCCAACAATGGCTGTTTTTCCAGCAGGGACATAGCCACCTTTATCGTATAGGGGCGGCTGTACTTGTTTAGCCTGCTGAGCCGTTTCATTTTTAGTAATTTCCTCTGTTTTCTTTAGTGCAACTTCCTTTTTCTCATCGCCTTTCCACCATGATGTGAAGACGTCAGTAATAGCAGAAATCTTACCTTTCAGTGCTTCCCATTTTTCCTGAATACCAGTCAACAGATTATCGATCATATCCGAACCGGCAGTTTTTAATTTCTCTGGAATAGCCTGAACATCGGCAACAATTTCATCCCATTTATCTGAGATTGATTTTTTGACACTTTCCCAAATTTCAGATGTATTCTGTTTAACTGACTCCCAGGCACCACTGATTGTTGACTTGACCCATTCCCAGGCTTCCGAAGCACTTTGTTTAATCGTGTCCCAGTTATTGTAGATAATGCCAATTAAGCCACCATCCATGAAAAAGCTCTTAATACCTTCCCACGCCATACTGACAAGGTTTTTAATTCCTTCCCAGGCACCACTGAAGATATTTTTCACACTATCCCATAAAGCCATAAATTTCGGCCCCAATGACTCCCAATTCTGCCAAATATAAATAGCAGCCATTGAAATGACACCAATAATGGCAAGGATTGGATTCGCCATCATAACGCGCCCGACAACCATTATTGCCCGTCCAATACCACTAAATGCATTACCTAAAAGGCCTAAACCTTTTGTGCCAATATTTGACAGAATATTTATGCTATTGCCTAAAAATCCAAAAACCTTTTGACCAATATTACCTAATGCACCTATATCTCGCCTTGGTTGCCCAAATGCATCGTTTTTCCCGCCTTTATTAAATAATGTTCCGAAGGCAGTTCCAAGAAATCCGAAAACTCTTGCACCAATACTACCCAGAATATTCAAGCTCATTCCTAAAGAAGCAAATATTCTTACACCTATCTGACCAAAGATATTTAAGCTAAACCTTAACGAAGCAAACGCCTGAATACCTATCTGCCCCAAAATACGCAGGCTGACGCGTAAAGAGCCAAAGAGCCTGACGCCAGCTTGGGCAAATAAACCTAAGCTAAACCTTAACGAAGCAAATGCCTGAATACCTATCTGCCCCAGAATACGCAGACTGACGCGTAAAGAGCCAAAGAGCCTGACGCCAGCTTGGGCAAATAAACCTAAGCTAAACCTTAACGAAGCAAAGATTCTAATTCCTAATTGTCCAAATATATTTACTCCAACCCTTAAAGAGCCGAAGGTTCTAATTCCCAGCTGACCAAATATATTCAAACCTATTCGCAACGAGCCAAATATTCGTAGACCTAATTGTCCAAAGATACTCAGTCCAATCCTTAAAGAGCCGAAGATTCTAATTCCCAGCTGACCAAATATATTCAAACCTATTCGCAACGAGCCAAATATTCGTAGACCTAACTGTCCAAAGATACTCAGTCCAATCTTTAAAGAGCTGAAGGTTCTAATCCCCAGCTGACCAAATATATTCAAACCTATTCGCAACGAGCCAAATATTCGCAGACCTAATTGTCCAAAGATACTCAGTCCAATCCTTAAAGAGCCGAAGGTTCTAATTCCCAGCCGACCAAATATATTCAAACCTATTCGCAACGAGCCAAATATTCGCAGACCTAATTGTCCAAAGATACTCAGTCCAATCTTTAAAGAGCCGAAGGTTCTAATTCCCAGCTGACCAAATATATTCAGACTTATTCGCAACGAACCAAATATTCGCAGACCTAATTGTCCAAAGATACTCAGTCCAATCTTTAAAGAGCCGAAGGTTCTAATTCCCAGCTGACCAAATATATTCAGACTTATTCGCAACGAACCAAATATTCGCAGACCTAATTGTCCAAAGATACTCAGTCCAATCTTTAAAGAGCCGAAGGTTCTAATTCCCAGCTGACCAAATATATTCAGACTTATTCGCAACGAACCAAATATTCGCAGACCTAATTGTCCAAAGATACTCAGTCCAATCTTTAAAGAGCCGAAGGTTCTAATTCCCAGCTGACCAAATATATTCAGACTTATTCGCAACGAACCAAATATTCGTAGACCTAATTGTCCAAAGGTACTCAGTCCAACCCTTAAAGAGCCGAAGATTCTAATTCCCAGCTGACCAAATATATTCAAACCTATTCGCAAAGAGCCAAATATTCGTAGACCTAATTGTCCAAAGATACTCAGTCCAATCCTTAAAGAGCCGAAGGTTCTAATTCCCAGCCGACCAAATATATTCAGACTTATCTTCAATGAACCAAATATTCGCAGACCTAATTGTCCAAAGATACTCAGTCCAATCCTTAAAGAGCCGAAGGTTCTAATTCCCAGCCGACCAAATATATTCAGACTTATCTTCAATGAGCCAAATATTCGCAGACCTAATTGTCCAAAGATACTCAGTCCAATCCTTAAAGAGCCGAAGGTTCTAATTCCCAGCCGACCAAATATATTCAGATTTATCTTCAGTGAGCCAAATATCCGTACCCCTAACTTACCAAAAATATTTAATCTCATACCCAATGAGCTAAATATATTAATGGATAATGAATAAAATATACGAACACCTACTTTTAACGAACTAAAAACCCTTATGCCAACATTACCGAAAATCTTTATTCTGGCGTTGATATTAATAATTAATGTATCTAACAAGGTGAAGTTGTTAGTTATATTCCCAGTGACACCAAGATTAACTTCACTTTTCTTGCTAGATGAATTTACTTGGCTGACACTCTGAGTTATTTGAGTAATGTTGACTGATTGACTCGCAGCACTCACCTGCGTCATTCTTGAGGAATTCTGCTGTGCAGAGAGAGATTGCTTAATTGTTTGATTATAGGCTTTAAGATCGGCACGCATACGCGCAGTTTCCTGCGCATATCCGACAATAGGTTTTAAACTTTCAACGGTTTTATTAAGCTTTTTAAACTGGTTATGAATTTTATCTGTTGTATCCACCAGTTTTTTCTGAGGCCGTTGAAAAGATTTAAAGGAACTGGTCAGCTTACTAACGGTACTTAGTACCTTATCAAGCTGTGACTGTACATTACTCATTTTCTGCACCACTTCTTAAAATGGCCCGATGTCGCCAGTCCAATAATTCCGACAGTGACATTTCATCTGTATCTGCCGGTCTCCAGTGAAAAACGGTGGCAATATCTGCCACCAGTTCATCAACGGTTAATCGTTCTGGGAATCGGACTTGACCGACTTCGGCAACAAAAAATTGACCACCTCCACACTGAGATTAATCAGATCACCGGGTGACATCATCATCAGGTCATTCTTGGTCAATGCAGGTGTGGTGACACGTGGCAGAATCAGCAACATAGAGTCCACATCCATTTCCAGCAGTGCCTGTAAACGAGCACCGCGCAGCGCACCACTGGTAGGTTTACGTACCGTCACTTCCGTGATTTTTCCGTTGCCTCGCGCCAGTGGAGCTTCCAGTTCGATTGTGCGCAGATCTTCATTTTGAGTTTTCAGTGCTTCAGTCATAATTCAACCTTGTTTATCCGAGTAAAAACCTGCCTCAGCCGAAAATATGCTGGGTGAGACAGGGAATAAGTTTTAAAATTTGCTAATTAAAAGAGCGATTAAAAAAGACCGATAGCGCGGCGATGTTGTGCCAGACGATCTTCTCCGCCCACTTTTTCAACCATGTTGACGGTATCGATTTCAATCAGTTCCTCGCCATCCCAGGTCAGTTTGAAGTAAGTGTTTTTAGCGGTAATTTTGGTTTGTGTGTTGTCGCCTTGTTTATAAGTACCGTGATCGAACTCCTGGAAGCGGCCACGCATCACAACTTCAACTGCAACCACATCACCTGTGTCTTCGCGCTCAAAAGAGCCAGCAAAGCGCAGCATGACGCCATCGACTTGTGCAATGCCCCACTGTTTGTACAGCTGAGATTCGATACCACCTAAAGTGAATTCTGCATCCAGTGCGCCTTCATCCAGACCCAGATCCACCATTGCGCTGCCGTTCATACCGGCGCCACGGTAGGCTTCCAGTTTGCGACTCAGTTTAGGAAGCGTCAGTTCTTCCACAATACCCTGATAATTGTTGCCATCGTTGAACAAGTTCAGGTACTTAAGTTTGCGAGGTAATGCCATCAGTTAGCCCCTTATTTATTGATACTTTTCGCGAAATCCATCAGGTAACTATCTGTAATGCGCTGGCGTAACATCATGTTTTCCAGTGGCGGTACAGGTGTATAGTCGTAATCGATGGTCAGTTTGCCTGCCTTCAGGGTGTCTTTATCGTTGATTTTGTCGTCATACCAGCAACGACCATCAATGATGTAACCACCCGCTTTCAGTTCGCGGAACTTAGCATTGATGCCTTCAATAATGTCGCGTACCAGTGATGGAGTCAGTGGTTTGTCAATTGCCCACATGTGTGCATCAGCCATGGTGTCACCCAGAACCTGTGCGGTACGGGTGTAGCTTTCGAATTGGAACAGCGCATCATCAGAACAAGTGCGGGAACCCCAGAAACGAAAACCGTTTTTGCGGATCAGGGTAGTAACACCACTTTTGTTCAGCAAATCAGCGTCAGTCGCAGTATCTTGCAGATCCCAGAAGACATCAGCAGACAAACCAGTCACACCATTAACGCCCACGTTGGACAGGGTTTTATGCCAGCCGGTTTCTTCGTCAATTTTGGCGCGCAGACCCAGAGCACGAGCAGTTGCAAACGCGATAGATTCGCTGTTAGTAACAGTATCCCAGCTCAGGAAGTCAGGCCAAATCAGCATCAATTCACGTTGATTGAAGTTGTCACGATATTTGATAACTTCAGAGATATTTTTGCAGCCATAAGCGCTGACATACGCCATTGCTTTCAGTTTCTGGGCAACGCTTGCCAGTTCAGAAGCCACTGCTTTTGAATCCAGACCCGGAACACCCAGAATACGTGGTTTAACACCGAGCTGGCTTTGTGCCGCCAACAGTGCCTGCATACCGGTTTTCTTACCAGCTTCGGTAACACCACCGATAATGTTAGAAATAGTTGCTTCTTCAGATTCGCCCTCTTCCACACGAACAACTACAGTCACAGGCAGAGCCTGAGCAGCGATTGCTTTCAGTGATGCGGACAAAGTGCCTTTTTGCCCGGCTTTGCCACTGGCGCTCATAACGTCAGTAAGCAGAACCGGAGTATTTAATGGAAATATTTTTGCGTCTGCGTCAGGACCAGTACAAACCATACCTACGATAGCGGTGCTAACGGTAGTGATGGTACGAGTACCTTCGTTAATTTCCTGTACACGGACTCCGTGATGATAATCTTGTGCCATATTAGCGTTCTCTCCTGTTAAGGTGTGGGCATATATTGGCGGATCAGGTGAGGGAAATCATTCGATTGGCGGTGTGTGAAAGGAGGTACAAATATGGTTTGATATTTTATTTATTAATCAAGTTGATAGCCTTTGTTTTTGTTTTTTTAAAATGGATCGAGAAAGTGGTTATTTTAATGGAAAATGTCTTTGGCTAGCTGAATAGCTACTTTGTTTTCTGCCCGTAAATCCGCTCAAAATTTATTCTTTTTCGTAGTGTTAGCAGTAATTCTAAGTTTTGGTTGTTTTTTGATGGGGGAAATGGGAGCGTTTCTTCCATCAATTTTTGGTTTTTGAGTTTAGAGGCGCTGGATCTTAGATGGGATCATAAAAATCTAGGATTGTAAAAAACCTCGGGTTAACGGAAACCAGAAACCAAGCTCAAAATGCGTATCCCAAAACCGGTGGCAAAATCGAAGGCAAGGTGGATGTGGCCAGCGATATCGAAGCAACCGGCTGGATTGGAGGCAAAGAACTCTGGGAACGTAAGGCTGATGGTGGCTGGGTACGAGCCTACAGCCCTCAGAATAAACCGACTGCGGAAGAAATTCAGGTTGAACCGCGTTTTAACACGACTATTGACCTGACCGGATTAAGCAGTGACCGCTATTATCCGGTGTGGTGGCGTTTTCCACATAATTACGGTGGAGCCAATGCATGGCTGACCCTACACCGTACTTACTCTGAAGATTGGGAAAAAAAACCATTTGGAGAAGGTGTCACACATCTGGCGGGGCTTCAGCTTCAAATAGAAGGCAGTGAAGTTGCATGGGGGGGAGATGCTCAATACCTGAATATTAAACGCATTCGTCAAACTTATCGTAATACGGTCAAAAGTATCCATTATCGTATGATGAGTATTGCACGACCAATCGACGATAAATATCCTCTTTACGAAGGTGTAAAATCTGGCGATATTGTTCAGTCTCCTGTATTTAGTGGTTGTTATTTACGGGGCGGTTTAACTTATCATGTCACCAGTAATTTTGGTGGTATTCACTATTCCCGAGAAGAAGGAGAAATCGAGGCGCATCAATCAATACAGCCACACAATAAATTTGAAATTAAATGGATGGTGAAATCTTATGCCATTGATGATCCTCTGCTAGGAAAAGAATACAACGATACCGTTCTGCCTTATGGCCATGATTATGCAGAAACCATCAATTTGGCTAAGAATGCTTATCCTAAAACTGGCGGAAAAATTGAAGGAAAAGTGAATGTTTCCAGCGATATTGAAGCAACTGGCTGGATTGGTGGAAAAGAGTTGTGGGAACGAAAACCTGATGGGGATTGGGTGCGAGCTTATACGCCACAAAATAAACCCTCTGCTGCTGATATTGGTGCATTTTCTATAACCGGTGGAAAGTTAAATGGAGAAATAAATGCTTCTAATGTTGTTGCGTCTCAAGGTGATGGAAGGCAACACTTTGCACTTAGAGATGATGATGGACGAACACGAGCTTGGATATATAAAGATAAAGATGGTGATGGAGTACATATTAATAATGGTTATGATGGTGGAGCGGATTGGATTTTTTCTAACAATGCAGAGTTATATTGTCCCGGTACAATAAATTCTTATTTGAGGAATACGATTCGACATAATGGGTATGGAAGAGTTCAATTTTTACACCAAGACACGAATGATTATATATTGTTGGAAACCACTCAGGATGGAAAAGGTATTTATTTTGTTCAACGAAATAATGAGAATAAAAATCAATGGGTATTATCTTTTCCTCAAAAAGATGGAACTGTTGCTACAACGGATGACATTATCAATAGTAGCAATACTCCTGTCGGTGTACCTTTACCATGGCCTCAAGCTAACCCACCTTCTGGTTATTTAGTTTGTAATGGGCAATCTTTTAATAAAGAAACTTATCCTAAATTAGGATTGGCTTATCAATCTGGGAAATTACCAGACTTACGTGGTGAGTTCATTCGTGGTTTAGATTCAGGAAGAAATGTTGATTCAGGGCGACAAATTTTATCATGGCAAAATTTTGCTATCCAACAGCATAGCCATCTTATTGAAATAAATGATGCAGGTTCAGCATCATCCTATGTTGGAAGAGGAAACTGGCAAAGACAGGGGAATACAAAATCGGGTGAATTTGGTGAAAATGAAACTCGTCCCCGTAACATCGCATTTTTATATATAGTGAGAGCAGCATAATGAAATATACAACAAATCTTAATACACCAACATTTGATAATAATGGTTTTGCAACTTCTAATGGCTGGGTAATGGTTTACCGTGCTAATACCGAAACAAGAGAATATATTTGTGCAGATATGGAACGCACTGTTATTGGTGTCAGTTTATCTGCTGGCGCATATTTGGATGCACCTGAAGTACCTAACTCAGCTGATATTGCAGTGTGTCGTAGTATAGATGAGAAATCATGGGTTAATGTACCTGATTTTCGAGGAAAAACTGCTTATCATATTAAAACCCAGCAAGCAAAGAGTATAGAATCAATTGGAGAATTATCTTCTGAACTCACTCTATTAGAACCTAAAACTTCATTTGATAAATGGGATGGCAAACAGTGGGTAACGGATCTGGTCGAAAAACAAAAGCATGACTTACAACAACTAGAAGACCAAAAACAATCTCTGCTAAATGAAGCTGAGCAAAAAATTGTTAAACTGGAGCGCAAAGTTCGACTTAATATGGCTTCACAAGAGGAAATATCACTATTACGTGAATGGGAAGTGTATAGTATCAAATTGATTGAACTTGATATTTCAGATATCAAAAAAATTGATTGGCCAACAAAACCAGAATAAAAAATGGGGCGAAATGCCCCTTTTTTATTCTGGAAGGTATTTTTTACAAAGGTAAAATTTAAAAAAATTTTTTGCTCTCGTTACTTTATGTTTTTTTTCTTTTTTATTAATTTTTTCTATTAATTGAAGCCATTTTTTAACTGTAGACTCGCGGTTATACTCTTTAATTCTATCTTTTCCATTTGATACCATAGATAAATATAAATCAGGGTGATCAATTAAACTATCCACTGCATCTATAAACTGTTTTGGTGTTTTTGCAATTAAATAATCTAACTTATTTAATCTTATGGCTCTCATTGATGGCTCATCATCACAAATTAAAGGGCAACCAGCACTCCATGCATTAATAAGTTTGCTAGCGGGTTTCCTTATAAGCTCTAACGAACTATTTTTCCTAAAGCTTATCGCAATATCTATATTTGTATAATCATTCCAATTCTTAGTTGATTTTATAAATGTAATACCTCTATCTTTTAGAGATCTTAGTAAGTTTTCATCGAAAAAAAACTCAGGTAATGCATCTTCATGCCCAAAAAACCCAATTGTTTTTATTTCACGATGGTATTTAGACCTAGGTTTTAATCCGGGTTGTGGCCAATGAGGGATGAAAATATTTCCATTTTGAGCTTGTAGTGGATTTTGGACAATAATTAAATCAGCTCCAGATATTGGAGGCCTATCAGCTTGACAAACTATAGTAGTTCCTTTCCATGGCTTCGTTTTTAAGCTAAAGTCATCATAATGCAATATATTTATAGCATCTTCACGAACTTCATTAGTTAATGTAATGTCCAAATAATCAGGAAAATAATATTTTAGATTAATTAAAGTTTGAAGAACCCAACAAGCTTTTCCTTTTCGATAATATCTATCGTTAATTGAATCTGGATTTACTCTGTTGCTTATAATTTCTTCGAAATCATAAGCATATTCTGATATAAACTTATGATTCAAAACTCCATTAACAATAATTTTACCCATTGCCCATTGCCCATTGCCCATTGCCCATTGCCCAGTCGCTTTTAAAGCTTAAATTTGAACCATGTTATCATAATAATGTGTTTATTTATAGCCCTAAATAATTCTCTTATTTAAGGCTACGTTATAAAATATTAAGCAGCTTTAACTATATATAAAAATGCGATATTACGAGGACGGGTTTCATTTCCTCCAGTTGCAGAGGTATTTCCGTTAGTGTTTACAGCTCCCCAGCCACCTCGTCCACCGGATTCTCTTTCAAATGCACCAGTAAACACACCGGAGTGAGTATGACTCTGTATACTTCCCTCTTGAGAGGACAATATTTTCCTTCCTGAATCGACATTACGTCCAGCATCTAAACCACGGATAAACTCACCACGTAGATCGGGTAAAAATCCCGATGGATATGCTTTTGCTAATTGAGGGCATTTAGCTTTGTCAAAACGCTCGCCATTACAGATTAAATAACCAGAAGGTGGGTTAGCCTGTGGCCATGGTAAGGGTACACCAACAGGCACACTGCCTAGTGAATCTTTATCATCCTCTGTTAATATACGTTTTTGTCCTTGAAACTTTCCATTCTCATCAAAAGCATATGTAGATATTCTAAATCTCTCACTACCACTACTTCCATAAGAAAAAGAAATACCTCTGGAGTGCTTTGGCCCATCTACTAAAGGGTGAGCTACGTGAATCGCTAATGAACCGAGATTATCAACACCATTCGGTCTTAAAAAACCTGAGCGTCCTAAATCACGTGAACTAGGATCGTCATAAATATTAGCTGCTTTGGATAAAATATATCCCGATGTTTTAGTATTCGTATTCAGGCGAATAAAACGGTTATCCGATTCGGATTTATTATAACTATCATCAGTAAAAGCTAGTTCTTTAACAGGTGAATTAGCAGTACCTGAATTATTTCCTGCAACTATTTTGACACGAGCTGTAGCATAATTGACCGAAAGCGATGCATAGACATCAGCTGCTTTTAATAAAAGTCCGGCACCATGTATATGTGTATAATCAGAATTTATCGAATTTCTGAAAAATTCAGGACTTGCATTACTTCGGCGTATCCAAGCTAAAAATTCATTATTATTTTTACCAAAATTAGTACCTCCATTTCCGCCAAATCCAAAACTGCCTTTTAATTGATATTTACCATCAGCTTCTGATTTTGTAATACGCTCACTAACCAAAGAGGTTACTACTTTTTGACTCATTACTTGTTCAGGAGAATTTCCTGAGAATTGTGTAATCGATGATTTGGGAACTGCATTTTTCGCTTGCTCTACTGTTTCCGCTAACCCTAAGTTAACTCGCGCTTGTTCCGCTGTTTTCGCACCAGTACCGCCCGCAACTATGCCAACTAACCCGTTTCTAATGTTACCTAAACTGTCTACAGCAAATGTAACGTTACCTGTGGCCTCATTTTTCAATGCTAACCAGCTCGGTTCACCAATTTCAAGACTGGCTGATTTATTCGGAGTCTTAATCACACTGCTCTTTGGTGTCTCCGCATATAATTCTTTTCTGGCAAATGAATCGGTGGCGATTTTTTGGCTGATAACTGTTTTTGTCGATGTTCCCGTTTTCTGTTCTATAAAACCGAGGTTTTTTAC